GTGGGAACGGCATCAAGCGGAAACACACATCAAGCAATTTTTTCAACTGGCTTGTGGAGAAATTCCGCAACGATTACGAGTATCTCAATAGTTTCTTCCACTGGAAATCTAGATGCTGGCACAGTCTATGTTTATACGAGCGCTTAATAGGAGATTTTATGTATAAAGAAAAAATTGTTAATGTTGCAACAGGTGAGGAAACTTGGCGGGATTATACTTTACAAGAAATTGCTGAAGTAGAAAAGGCTTTAGAAATAGCGGCACAAGAAGTGGCTGCCGAACAAGTTAAATCCGCTAAACGCCAAGAAGTCTTAGCCAAGTTAGGGCTAACAGCCGAAGAAGCGCAAGCCCTTCTCGGCTAGGCACAATCCCCCAAGAAAGTGTCGGCGTAGTCGTATAATCCTGGGATATGGCAAAACTATGTAAGGCTGGGCAACAGCTGAGGGAGCAGATTGATGACGATTATCCTAATCGCGATAGGCGTTCTGACGGCTGGATTGCTGACGCTAGGCATATTGCTAAGGGCAATTCTGACCATATACCAGACAGCGGAGGAATTGTCCGAGCTCTAGACATCGATGCTGATCTAGGAGCTCATAAGGAAGAGGCTTTCGCGCTAGTCGAGAAGCTCAGGAAACTCGCCAAGCGAGGTGATAAACGCATTAAATACTTGATTTATGATGGTCGGATAGCCTCCGGTATAATGAACTGGAAGTGGCGTAAGTATCGCGGGGCTAATCCCCATCGATCTCATTTCCACATCAGCTTTACCACTCTGGGAGATAAAGACGATACTTGGTTTGACCTAGAAGGAGAGCGCAATGAAGCAAGACCTAAAGAAAGCCGCCGAGAGCTGGCTAAAGACATTCCTAGCGACATTCCTAGCGACTTATCTCGCAGTCGGATTCGATGTGGAGACGATGGCAAATGCTGCTATTGCTGCCGTATTGCCGAGCATCATAAATTGGCTTAACCCTAATTACGAGCGTTACGGCAAAGTCCGGTAATGCCTACCGAGGTCGCCGCGTTTATTGCATCCGTTCTCGGATCAATTGGCCTCCTAATAGCCGGACTTAGATACATCATAAAACTTGAGAATCTTCCGCTGATTTCTCGACTCGATAAGTTAGAATCCACCCTTGAGACAGCTCTAAGGGAAAGGGTAGTAAGTGCCAGCACAAAGAAAGCGCGTCGCTAAGAAGGCTAAAAAGCCTGTAAAGCGCCGTCGCATAAGCCCTAAAGAGCCTCCTACTAAACTAGATTATTGGGCGATTGCTTGCCAAGAGATTTACAAATCCTGTCGCAATGCCGGAATGGATGAAGGCACAGCCTTGGCATTTGCTATGGATCGCAGCTCTTGGCCTGACTGGGTAATCGACTCTAATGACCCAATCCGCAAAATCGGTTGGGAAGATGGAGAAGAGGACATCTGACCTACTTCCGGGAAGTTGAGCTCTTTGAGGCGCTTAAGGCCGAATATCCAGACCTTACGCCACTCTCAGCGACCGACCGATGCGATGGGGTTACGCATAACGCTTTTATCGAAATAAAATGCCGTAGAACGCATTATGACCGGCTAATGATTGAGAAGCACAAGTGGGATTACTTGGCCGATATAAGGGCTAGAACGGGCTCTAGGACGCTTTATATCAACGCCACCCCATCTGGGGTCTATGAGTTTGACTTAGGGGCTCTAAACCAGCCTGAGTGGGTTTTAAAGGTGCTTCCTACTAAGACTGACTTCGCCAATAGCCAAAAGGTTGAGAAGCCAGTTGGTTTTCTCCACATCGAGGAGTCGAGGCTGTTAATTATTTGATCTACGAGGTCGAGGATATGCACAGAAGCATCGACGACCATATCGATTTATTTGACGACACACCGCAGTTGATATTGCGGTAATTCGATTTATTGCCCTAGGCTGAAGCCCTAAATCCATTTAGAGGGTTTAGAGATAGGGAGCAAATGATAGAAAAACCGAAGGTAATTTCATTTGATACCAGAGCGCAAGCTTGGACAGATGGAACGCACTTTGTCGCTGGAACGATTATCCGGCGCTATGCAATAGCAAATCTAGGCCGCAGAGATACTCGAGGCCGATTGGCAAGGGCTGAAATTTCAGCTTATTTCCTTGATACATATGGGGTGAATGCTGATGTCAGATAATCAAATTCTATTTCTGATGATTGCCATCCCCACAGCGATAACTTGGACGCTAATGATATGGGCAGAAAACCGAGAGGCTAAAGCCTTTCAGACTGGCTATGAGAGGGGCTTGAAGGATGGACGAGTTATCGGATCGAGGGCTTAATGAATGGATTGAAGAAGCCCAATCTACTCTTAATGACCGGGGATTCGAATATGGTGATCCGAGGGACAACCTATTACGCATTTACAAGCTATGTCGCGCCCTCGGTATTCAGCTCAGAGACCCATCTGAATTGGCATTGGTGTTTATCGCGACCAAACTCTCAAGAATGGTGGAGAGCCCAATGCGGGAGGATTCGTATCTCGATCTCATTGGATATTCCGCTATCTTGGCTAGAACCCGATTTACCGATTGGAGCGACTTTGGCTCTTTTGAGGAATAGCAATCTAAATCAATACTGCGATTACTGCAAGATGCGATATGCCCATTTATCAAGAAGTGGGGAATTACATCCATTAGCCCGAAAGCCAGCCTATTGGAAGATTATTAGTGAGCATCCTAAGCGTAAAGGCCAAATTCGCTTTTACTGCCTAGAGTGTGCAGCTGATATCCAAGCCTGGCCTGATGGCACTTTTTATTCATTAAAAGAGCAGTTACAAGACGCGCTGAAACAAACAGCGGAACAGGAGCAATTAGATGTCAGACTTTCTTAAAGACTATGTTGGCGTCCAAGATCGTTTAACGCAGTTCATTAAAGATTACCCCGATTACCGAATCAAAACCCATTGCCTAGCCGAATCACTTGTAAAGGAGTGCGATGTCTATATTGTCAAAGTTGAGTTATATCGAACTGAAGCTGACCCGAATCCTTTTGCTACGGGCTTATCGACGGAGTCAAAGAGCAAGCAATATGCACTCGAACTTGCAGAGACGGGCGCTCTGGGCAGAGCTCTCAACTTTGCTGGATATTATGCAAAGCCGCGAACCACTTGGGTATCACATCAAAAGCCAATCGAAACGACCTCCGCGAAGTTAGCGGAATTCGTCAAAGAACAGCGCCCAGATGATCCAGAGCCAATCCACCATAACATTGAGCACCTAATCGAAACCCTTGGGGCTGAGATTGCTGATGAAGTGCCTATCTGTAATCACGGCGCAATGGTGTTAAAGACCGGCGTTAAGGATGGCAATGAGTATCGCGGATGGGTTTGCTCATCAAGAGACCGGGAAGCTCAGTGTCCAGCCAAATGGATGAAGATTGATTCCGATGGGAAATGGGTTTTTAAGAAGTGAATCTAGACATTCATCCATTTAAGTGCTCAAGCTGTAAGGCATCAACCGCCCATCGGCTAGTGAGGACTTATGACTGCCAAGAAGTGCCGGATGCGCCATCTGAGGTATGGCTGGTCGAGTGCCAGCAATGCTTTGAGATGCGGATCATCTACCCATCTGAGCGGATAGCCAGTAAGGAAGATGACATCATCCGATGCGTTCAATGTGGCAATTGGAAGATGAAGGCCGCTAGATGCCGGATTTGCCGGATAGCAACCGGGGAAGAGACAATTAAACGCCGGGTCTTTACAGGACACACCGATATGGAGGTTGATGACCTTGCCGACCTATGAGTTTAAATGTCCATCCTGCCAGATATCCATCGAGCAAAGCTTCTCGGTTTATAGCAATGCGACTATGTGGTGTCAGCCTTGTCAGATACCTATGGATAAGCAATTTACTAGCCCGGGAGTTATCTTTAAAGGAGATGGATGGGCCGGAAAAAGCAACTAGCGGATCATTGCCCGAACTGTGATGACTATTCGGACAGCCATCTGGTCTGCTGGTGTAATGGCAAATGTTGCGATGAGCGCTGGGAAAGGCAAGTCGTCGGAAAGCAACCCAAGATCCACACAGATGAATATGTGGAGCAATTAATTAACTGGGGATTTACCCTAGATTTCATAGCTCTCGATGCCGGTATCGATGTCGAGAGCTTGAAAACTCGATTCAGAAGAAAAGCGATAAGGGAGCAATGGGATGGACATAAAAAAACTAAGTTTGGAATTAGCTGCGATATCGATGATTGCCGATGCTGCTAAGAAGCGTAAAGATGAGCTAAGAAGCCAGTTACAAGGCCATATGGATGATATAGGGGCTGACCGGGTAAAGGCTGAGTTAGATGGCGAGGTAATTGCTTATGTGATGACTTCAAAGCCCAAATTCAAGTGGGAAGTACTAAATGAACGTAAATTTATCGATTGGGTAAAGCTTTACCATCCAACAGAGATAGTCGAATCGGTAAGAGAATCGTCAGTAGATGTGCTATTGGATAAATTTGAATTGGTCGATGAGCTAGTCATTGATCCAAATGGTGAGCCAGTTGATTGGCTAGTTGGTAATACATCCG